TTTGCTGCTGCTCACCAGTCTTGTTATAGGCCAATGTTGATTCCTGAGGCGACTTGGTAACAAGTCTAAACACATGTGCTCTTAGCTTGTTATCAGCCTTCTTGAACACAACAGCCAATCTTCTCTTGATGTAGGTTGGTGGCTCACCAACGCCCATAGACTCTTCGCCTCCACTTGTGGTAATTGCACCAGCTTCCCAAACAACCTGTAGTCTCTGCAAGCTAACCTCCGCCAATGCAGTTGTAACAGCCTGTTCGTAGGAAACGGGTCTAGTATCAATAACGCCAAGAATCTGATCAACGTCAAACTCCTCTTCCGTGTTATTGTGAGAAACCGTAATTCCTGTCTTTGTTGCTCCCAAATCATTCCAACCTGTTTGAGTTGCATAGGTGGAAAGATTTATAATGTCTCCAATTGTTGTTGGGAACGCAATTGTTGTTCCAGCCCAAAGAATTCTTGCGGCACCACGGATAAAGGTGTTGTCATTAATTGCTGTACTGAAAAACTCTGGCATGTTTATTCCTCCTTTCTATGTACGTTGATTGCCTACTAAAATATTACATATTATTTCATTTATTTTACTGTTGTCTGTTGCACTATGCTAAGGATATATATTTATCTAGGTCATATTCAAGACTTCCACCTTGCCAACACCACTTATTTCCTCTACCCTTTTCCTCTGTCCTTATAAAGATGTCTCCAACCGAAACTCTTGGAGCAGGAAGATCCGGTATTGTGTTGTTGAGATTTCTATTATCAAGTATTGTCAAATGGGCTGCATCCAATGTTTTTTGAATTCTTGAATTAGATTGCTGTTCATGATGAAATCTTTCTTCATGCTTGCTTTGATCATATGGACCTGATTTAACCATTATTTCAACTGCCAAAATATCTGTATAATTCTCTCCAATGTCATCTGATGATCTTTTTGGCTCAGATATATAACATATTACAGAACAATTTGGATATTTATTGATTGATGCATTTATAAGAGATGGAATTGTTCCGGAATAAAAATTATCATCTGGTATTTCCTCTACTGTCCACGTTGAATTTCCTCTTCCAAGAGTGTTTAAAATTTCATCATCTTCTATTTGCCATGTTTCATTTAAACTATCTATTTTGTTATTTAAGCCTTTAAAGAGAACTATAAGAGCCTCTCTTTGAATGGCCTCTAACAGCAGACGACCAGAATAATCCATTATTACTCATAACTCCACGAGATGGGGGAAGTTGGATAAGAAGACGACAAATCCATAGGATCTTCCGTCAACAGAATTGACCTTCCATTATCCCCATAACTAACCTTTGGCACTATTGCCTTAACGGTTTTCAGATTGACGCCAACAAGAGAACTTAGTTCTTCGGCTTGTGCCGCCAATCTTTCATAAACTCTCCATAATTCTGGTCTTCTGTCAAAGAAGGAAACATCTTCCTCTGTTCCCGATGTGTTCTGTGAAGCCAAAGCATCTCCCCAATAATCTATTGCTGCGGGGATAAATTGCATTGTTGTAACGGTTCCAATTAATTCCTTTTCGGTTGGATTCCATACCGTTGCCTCATTGGTTGAACCAGGAACAGTGGAAAAAAGTCTATACTGAACAAAGTCAGCAATAGATTGAAGCTGCGTTATTCCAAAATCATAACTATTGGATGCACCAACCAAAGCCTTATAGGACGCCGGCAAATATCTTTGAACAATATCTGTTATTGCGCCCATTTAGGCTCCCGTTATTTACTCAGTAGACTCTACTGAGATTGTCTCTGGTTCTTCTGAGTCTGTTAATGGGTTTAGTTCTCCCAATGCAATTGCTCTTTCACGAGTTTTCCTTTTTACCTGTGCTTCGGTTAGAAGGGAAAGACCAGGAGCCTCTCCCTTCACAACCGAATCCTTTAGGTAGCTAGGCACTTCTTCTAGGGTAATTGTTTCTCCAGGAAGTAGAACTTTTGATTCATGTGGTTCATACTTCTGCCCATCAGGGAGAACAACTGTATCTCCTGACAAAACATGAACCGTTGATTCTATTTCTGCAAAGATAACTTTACTCATAATATGGCTTTGCCTCCTATTATTTCATACCTATTAAGCAACTTTTGCCCATACAAATGCGTCAGGGATTAGAATTCTTGGAATTCTTGCTGAGGCGTATCTCAAGAAGTGAGATCCGCTCATTTGATCAAGAAGTGACCAAGCCTGTTCACCCTGTCGAATTGCTGTTTCATTGAACGCCACTGGCACCTGAACCTGTCCATCAAGGGTGTCAGCAATGTTGACTCCATCAATTGAATAGTCAGTTGTCATTAGAACATAACCATCTGGAAGATACTTAGTCAGTGAGTTTGTTCCAACTCCAGCCTGTCCAACTTCTCTATAACCATTATCATAGACAACAATCTCAAATCCAGTATAAATAGACTGGAATAGCTCAAGAATATCCTGTCTTCTTGGGCGAAGAATTGAATTTGCTCCACCTGCATAGAAGTTAATTGAGTTTCTAATCGTTGTGTTATTGATCAGATAGTTGTACGTCTTGAGATTCATGTGAAGCTTGCTTCCATAGAATCCTGTATCTGCGGCAATAACATCTGACCACGCCTGAACATCCGATACAGGATCGGCTGTAGCAGTTGAGGACCAAAGAACAGCGGCGGTTGGTGTGTGTCCGGCTGAAAGGGCATAACTAATATATACTGAGCTACCACTTGGGTAGGAAACAGTTAGTGCGCCCTGGAATGCCTGCCATCTCATCCACTCCGTTAGTCTTTCATTTCTTGTCTTTAGAATCTTTCCTCTGTCAACAAGACTTGCACCTGCGGCACGTCTAATGTTCTCATCTGAGGAATTAAGTTGTAGCCATTCTTCCTCAGCAAGTAGTTCCATTTCATCAAGCAAGGCAAGAGTGATTAGCTTCTCTTCCCACTTGACGGCTGGCTTGAAGAGTCCTGGTGTTGCATCAGGTGCTCTGAACTGACCCTTGCCGAATGGCAATAGCTCGTTCACATTAACTTTGGCATTGCGCCCTGGATGACTCTTTAGGGGCGCGATGCTCTCTCCTAAGAGCGGCGATGTATCTTCCGCTGCTCCGGGAGCACGTCCATCTGCTGGTCTTTTAATTAAGTCTGTTACTAGGGACTGATCCCAAATATCAAATACTGTTGAAGGCATCTATTTCACCCCCTTCTTACTCGAATTTATTGTAATTACCCAAGTCTGCGACAAGGGCTGATGCATATGTTGTGAATCCTACAATCGCTGTTGTTGCAAACACGCAGCCAAAGAAATACATGGCCCCAGAGGGATCTGCCTCTGTTACCGATGCAACTAGGTCAACGGGCTTTCTTAGGATTCCCTTAATTTCTCCGACACCCTTGTATTCAACATACTGTGTCGTATTTGTTACAGACAGCTTTAAGATAGTTCCCGCTGGAACATAATTTCTTATGCTCAAGTTGGTTACGCTAAAGTCTGTTGCATCTAATACCACTGACTTTATTGGAGGCAAAACTGTAGCATACTTCAAAACTTCCTTATCTGTCCAAGAAGCTGTTTTCGTATAATTATAAGGCATCTATTTCACCCCCTTGATTATTTGCCATGACGATTACTAATAATCTTCGCCAAGGCATCTTTCTCTGTTAGCATGTTGTCAGTAAACATTAGCGAAAATAGTTCAACCTTTTCATTGTGTGAAAGGTTTGCATTTTCAAATGTTGTATCATCCTGTGGTTTATCTTCGGATGCATCTTCGTCTGTGCCATGATCCTCTGTAAGATCATTATTTGGTGCGGCTGCAACAAGACGCTCCACCACTTCTGAAAGGCTGAGAGATTTTGTCCCACCCTCTTCAGAAAGATTCAAAACAATCGCTCCATTGTCCGCCATAAGAATGGCCTTTGCTTCTCTGACTAGAGCAGGGGACTTCCCCTCTTCCTGCCACGAGTTGCACCTTGCGTCAATGCGATTATTCTTATTCTCCGTCTCAGCTTCATCCAGCCGACGAAGACGTTCTTTTACTTCATCCTCAGACAATCCAAGTTCATCAAGGAAAGTTTTTTGAGTTGAAGTATCTTCGATCTCAACTACTTCATCTGTTACTTCTAGTTCTGTGGTTGACACGATTTCACCTCCCTCAGCCTCTTGTGCTGAATTGGAAACATCTTCAGAAAATGCAACCACTGTTATATTTTCTGAAGCCTCTATACCCTTAAATGGCGCCATGCCATTAATCCAAGGGCGATTGGTTAATGCATTGTGTGCTAACACAGCATTAAATTTTTTACCAACTTCTTTTTGAACATAATCAAAGAGAACTCCAGCACTTGTATTGGCAATTGTTCCCCTTTGAACCTTTTCTTTTATATCCGGCTCAGTAAATTCATGTCCGGCTTCCAAGGTTACTCTTCCTTCTTCATCCTTGCCAAAGCGAAGTGCTCTGACAAATCCTGTGTTTTCCCAAACATTGTCTGAATGAGTAACCGGAATTGTTACATGTTCCACAACCCCATCCTCAAAATTCTTTTTTAGTTCAGACATTGATATAATAAATTTTTTGGCGTCAGATGTGCCGTCCTTCACAATCTTAATTGGTCTTGCAACCGCTCCCTTGCCACCGGGACCTGGAGAAAGCTTCCACCTTCCTTCTCTAAGAATTGTTTTCCAAATCAATCCATCTTCCTCATCAGCACTTGAGTCCTCAAAGTACATTTCCGCCAACATCTGGCTATCCTGGGAAAGATTTGTCTCCACCCATGCCTTTTCTACCTCCAGCCAATTTTCTTCCTCCGATATAACGACCTGTCCACGCTTCATGGAAAATGGGACAACGTAATAATCCGTTCCCTTATAGCAAACAAGAGCCTTGTCCTTGGTGACATCCTCAACCCAATATTCGCTATAACCAACTACGTCCCCGGAAGACTCATATTCTTCATTCAGGCTTTCCTGAATTTTGCGCCTCAAGCTGTCATATCCTGAATTTGGGTTCCAAACCACATTTTCGTCTGCAAGGAGCGAGTTTTCTGCTATAATGTCTTCATCATGTTCAGTCATGTTGTTTATATCCTCTTCTGTGATAGAGGAAAGGAATTTGGAAAATCCTTCGGAGAACTCAATTCCAATTTCCTCTCTAAGTTCATCAATTTGCTCTTCAGAAAGATTTTTGGGGGTGTACTTCTTCCCCTTTCCTCTCCAATTTGTGCTTCCAACTATTAAATCCTTTAACACGGCACAATATTCTTCTGTATGAGAACCAAATCTTTTTCTATTATCTCTAACACAAGATGTAAATGGATGTTTTTTCTTTGCATAATATCTCATTAATGGTCTTAATTTCTTTATATCGCCTGCACTTACATTTGCTGTGCCCTTTGAGAAGGCTAAATATAGTGCATCAAGATATGAATCTATCTCTTCCTCGGACAATTCCAAATTGATATATTTATCATCAGACATTATGCTTTATTTAACATTTCCTCTAATCTTTGGTAAAATCTTTCAAAAATTTCTTGGGGCATTTCCCCTCCTATTGCAAACATCCATTTACAAAGGGAGCATTTATAAATTGGCACGGTTTCCTGGGAGTATTCCTCAATTTCCTGTAATCTGGTATAGTTCAATAAATCTTGAGGCTTCTTACACCTTGGGCAGACCAATTTAGTTCCTTGCAAGATATTCTTATTATTCACTGAATAAACTATAATAGATAAAATGCAAGATATAAGTATGAATGATATCAGTATTAGACTTAATGGCACCCCTAGAAAGCGTTTTTGTGCTAATAATCATGATATTTCTATTGTTGGAAGGGACACCGGAAGTGGTAAGGAATGTAGTGAGTGCAGAAGAATAAGGGTAAATAAAAGCAGAAGAAAATGGTATGATCTTCAACAAAACGATCCAATAAAAAAAATGAAAGACTTAACAAGAAAAAGAATAAAATATATGGAGGAAAATTATGGCATTAGGTTATAGAGAGCTAACAGAGGCAGAACTAACTTGGAGAGAAAATAGAGAAAACATAACTCTTCAAGGCAGACAAATATTAAGAAGAGTTTTAAATTCAGCCTTAGTAGAATTAGATAATCAATTTATGGATGCTCTTAATAGAGGAGAAATATTAGAAATTAATCCAGGACAAAAGGAACTTAAGGAGTTGCTTTTTGCAAATGCCAAGAGGGAGTTAACTGATGGCTTTTCAGAGTAAGATAAAATCATCATTTAAAATACTTGATCTTGACATTGAATGCAGACCATTGTCATGGTATGGCGGAGATTTTGTCACCAAGGAGGTAACAGCCATTGCATGTAAATTTATTGGACAAAAGGAAATATTCTGTTGGCTTTTAGGAGAAAATTCAGCAGAAGAAATGTTCGACGGATTTTTGGAACTTTATAAAGATGCTGGAATGTTAACCGGACACTATATTAGAGGATTTGACTTACCAACCATCAATGGCGCCCTCACTGAATATGGCTATAATCCTCTTGATTCAAAATTAACTCAGGATACAAAAATTGACCTTATTAAAAGATCAGGTATGTCTGGTTCCCAAGAAAACATTGCAGCAATGTTCGGCTTGGCGGAGGAAAAAACTCACATGAATCAAAAGGATTGGAGAATGGCAAATAGGTTAACAAAGGAGGGCATAGCCAGGACAAAAGAAAGAGTTATAACAGATATCTTGCAACATGAAGCAATGAGACATAAGCTTCTTGAGTCAAACATGCTTGGTCCGCCAAAAATGTGGAGTAGTATTGGACAAAACAAACCAAAATATTTTAGTTAGGAGTAAGCGATGGAATCTAAAATAGATTTTGTAGATGATGATTTTAACAAGGATGGAAAAAGTTTATTTCCAATAGAAGAGGAATATGAGTCAGAAAATTGGAAAGAATGGTTTAATGAAGATTGGGCTATAAATGACGATTGGAATAAAATTGAACCAGTTGATGACTATGAAAAATTGGAAGATGAAGGAATTTAAATGATAATTGCATTAAATGGGAAAAAGGGTAGTGGGAAAGATACTGTAGCAAAAATATTAATTGAAAGATATAACTTTAAAAGAATTGCCTTTGCGGATAAATTAAAATTATCAGCCGCCGCATTATTTAATATTCATTACGAATCCTGGAATACATGGAAGAATAATGAAAATATCAAGATAAATATAACTGAAAATGACAAAGTAATTAATCAAATATCCGTTAGATCATTTCTTCAAAGATATGGAACAGAGGCACACAGGGAAGTTTTTGGAAACGATTTCTGGATTGATCATGCATTAAAGGGAATACATCCATTTGATGAAAATTATGTTATAACTGATTGTAGATTTGAAAATGAAATAGAAAGAATTAGAAATTTTGACGATTCTGTTATTGTCAGAATTGTAAGAAATAAATTAAATTTTGATGATTCCCACACAAGCGAAGCAGAACCATCTCCCCATTTAATAGATTATTATATTGATAATGATGGAACCATTGAAGATCTAAATTTAGAAGTTGAAGAATTAATGGAATGGGCATACCAAGACAATACATTCTCTGATTTAGTGGAAACTTATGAGTTTGAAAATTAATAGAAGACTTTCTTTTCATGAAAGACAAATAATAAGAATGCTTGTCTCAGATAAAAAGAAGGAATTATATAAAAAAGATCTTAAATTTAAGTTAATACCAAATTAACTATTTGTTGGAAAAACAAATAGATCTGGGCCGGTCGGTTGGCTTATAAATCCTAACCCCTGTGCCCTAATTATTGCATGAGCCAAAGACTTGGCATCAAGCCTTTTCTTGGCCTCTGCAACGGTTTGTGTGGCACTAGAATATGACACATAGCGATCCTTTGCCAGTTCCTTTATTTGTTTCCCATTGGCGTGGCCGGATAACAAATTAATCATTAAAACAGACAACTTTGGTCTTTTTCTTTGCGAATTATTCATTTATTTTACCTCCTTTTTATTAAATAGATTTAACCATTGTTCGGATATAATACTCCAATCTCTTTTTTCGGCAAATTGTCTTCCAATAACTCTAAGGTGTTCCATATATTCCTGATCTCTTAATACCCTTATAACTTCTTCCACAAATTCATCCTTGTTAAATGGAAGATCAACAATTATTCCAATATCCCCAAATTCATCCTCCATACAGTCACAATCGGTTGTAAATATTGGATTCCCTGCTGCGGCGTTTTCAACCGCTGAAATACATCCTGACTCCGTATTACTCATGGAATCAAGAGGATATAACCAGGCATCAGCCCCCAATTGAAGTTCGGAGAGCCTGTCTTGTCCTATCTTGCCTAAATTCTTTATTCCTGGCTGTTTTATGAGGCTTTCTATTTCTAAAGCCATTTCCCCAACTCTACCATGTGACCATTTAAGGGCATCTGTCCATTTTTCCACTCCATAACAAACATCAAGTTCAGCCTTTGGAAACTCTTCCCTTATTAGAGGCCACATCTGAAGAAGATACCAAAGTCCACGATCAGGAGATGAGGAATAAACAAATTTTACATTACTTCTTATTGTATTTTTTACTTTTGAATCAAAAAAATTTTTTGGATATCTTGTTATATCTACTCCATTTGGAAAAACAACATATTTTTCTTTTTCCATTTCAACATTTGAATTTTGTAATAAATCTCCGTGCCATTCGGAAAGAACTGCCATATAATCCACATATTTCTCGGCAGCCTTTCTTTCCTTGTCGGAAAGATGACACACCTGCATTTCACATATTTTCAATCTTGAATTACTTCTTATTTGTTCCTCATCAAATACAGATGGAGTTTCCCATGCTATTACAACATCATGATAAAAATTTGCCAAATGAGGTTTTGTTATGTTTAATGGGATATACTCATGAAATCCAGGTGAATATGATGGTTTGCCGTCTATATAAAAATCATTTTTTCTGTATGATTCGTAAAATCTTTGTCCCTTTTCAACACTAACAAAGTTTGTTACCTCATGACCAGACTTGGCCCATTCCCTGGAAAGATATAGCAAGGCTCCTTCTCTTCCTCCTATACCTTTATTCAAAGCCTCTGGTGTAACCGACCCCCAGGAATCACTTATTAATACTTGAGCTATTTTCAATTAGGCCAACTTTCCTCAACCACGAATAGTCACATCCTTTGAGATGCGACTTCTCTTTTTTTTACTATTCATTCGAAGACGGCGCTTTTCCAGTTGTTCCCTTGTACGTCTATGCTTTATTGATTTAAGTCTACTGTTAAAAGCCAATTTCCGCCCTTTCCTTTAATTTTCTCATATGATTAATTTTAGCAATAATCCTATCCCTTGTGGGGTCATTTTCGGGCTTATTGTCCAACATTTTCTCCAATTTGTTAATTTTCTTTATATATTTTATTGCCTTCTCCGTGGTTGTATACAAATATCTTTTAAGTTTGCACTTATTACAAACCAAATAAGCCAAAATCAAGCTAGATTCTGGCTGTAGTTTATTAACGTCTATACGAACTTGCGCCAAGGCATTACATCTTGGACATGTTCTTTTTTCTATTATTTTTATTTCAAATAACAACTATTTTTCTTCATCTATTATTAATGGAGCCAAATATTTCTCAAGTTCAGGAAGGGCAAAGGAATGACTTATTGTTTCCGCTTCCGCCTGTATAATAAGAGCCAAAACATTGCTTCCATATTTTATAAACCATTCTTCAATTTCGGTTGGAGGCCATTCATATCCATCAATTAATAATTTTTCTAATCTATCCCTTGGAGTCATAATGTTCCTTGTATTATAGTGAATTATATCATTTATGGCAGTTTATAGTGTCAACTACTATAAATATCACTTTTTTGTTGAAAATTGGCTAAAATTGTTCGCCAACTAACAAAAATGTCCTATTTTTCATTTCTAAGGGGCATTTTCTGTTGCGTATCGCATATTATTTATTTATTATATCTAAAAGTCTTATTTGATTTTCTAATGCATCTGCAATTCTTTCTAACGCCTCAACAATTCTTAAATTCATATTTGGAATATTATCAGTTTTATAAGGTATGTGGCAATAGTGAAAACTTCCATATACCCAGGTACCACATAACTCACATCTATAACCATTTGTAACTGGTTCATAGGCATTACAGGAATGTGTGGTGCCAGTGGGTACCCATGTTCCACATTTGTAACAATTGTGTCCTGTATCTCCATAGGGGTATGTTGTACTCATATTTTCCTTTCTGGGGAAATGGCCAAAACAACACTCTTTTTAAACAATAAATGCTTTATTTTTCACTTTTGAGGAGCATTTTCTATCGTTCGGTCGGCGGCGAGCAGGTCGGCCATCGTGCTTTCATCGCCAAGCACTTCCGCTGTCGCCTTCCATTCATCACGTTCCCTTTCAACTTCTGTAAGGGCGGCCATCATGTCATCATACAGATTCCCTACCATCATAATTATCTCATTGCGTTTTTCTATATTGCGTTTTTCTATATCCTTTTTTTTACCATCCTTTGAATGTAACATTCTTCTTGACCAGTTTATTCTATAATTTTTCATTTATATCTGGTTCTCCATTTTCTATACTTACCACACTTACGGCATA